CTCGAAACTGGACTATCCTCCAGGGGTTAAATCCCAAAGGACTCACCAGAAGGGACCCAACAAAGGGCCCCCTCCTGCTCACTACAGCGTGACAGGTGCTTCCCTCCTTTCCCCACGTGCGCCCGCATGGCGTGCTAAGGTTTGGAGCCTCGGTACCGCAGTCGGATGTACCGACTAGGGGCAATCTTAGCCGCCTTCGCGAGGATAGGTTCAGTCCTATGGCTTGCGAGGCCAACGGCTTTCACCCCCCAGAAGGCAGTCAAGACTGCGCGGAGACCGAGGAAGGCAGCTTCTTCGAAGCTCTCCCTGGTTGTCATCGGTTGCGGCTTAGGTGCTGTTACCCTTGCCGGTACAGTAGTGGTAGGGTCGAGATCCGGATGGTATGATCGTTTCCCGGGATAGGCCTTCGACATGTTGTCGGAGGGGTAACCATATTCGTACGACGTACGAGTGGATTCCTGAGCGAGTCTCTGCCTTTCGACAAAAGCCTCACCAACAGCCTTGTGGGCCTTCAGGACTATCGAGGACTTGAACTTCTCTTTCTGCTCCAGCTCGGAGAGCGTGGATGGCATAGAGAGACCCAGTACCTCTGGGCTCGGCGAAGAAATAAATTCTTCAAGAGGACGGTTCTTCCTCCTATCGACGGACCTGAGGATGTCCGCAGGACCAGCTTGGTCCGGCAGATCTTCCCCAATCCACCAGCTTGAGTCTTGCATTCCGCCTGCCGCTATATCGGCGTAGAGGAAGGGGACTGTCTCTGCATACAATGTTCGATAGATCCTTGCGGATTCTGTCGTCCAAGGATGTATTGACAACATACGTTGGACGTCCTTGACGTCCGGGGAGCAACCCCGCTTGTTGAGTAATTCAACAATTTCACGTATGGTCTCCTTCTCCCTATCCCCGTTTATGAGGCATTTGGAAGCAAGGTCTCTCGCTGCCTTCTCCCAATTCTCCCATAAGGCCGTCCGAATCAAGCCGATGTCCGCATCGCGCAAGATTACCTGGCCCTCTTCCGGCTTCGCCGTAAGAGGATCGGGCCACCTGACGTTCGTGTCTCCCAGACTCTTCAGGGTTTCCTGGAGAATCTGGCACCACGACTTACAAGGTGTCGGGAAAGGCCCCACAGGGGAAAAGAGGAGAACCACCAAATGGGCCACGTGTCTTGGCCAAGACCCGAAGGGTTTGACTAAGCCGCGCACGGAGTGCACGACAAGACCTTTAACGTGGAACCAGGTGAGAACCGCCCGCAAGGGCGAGATTTCCATCTTTCGCTCCCTTAACAACTTTATCAGAGCTGTGAAGTTTGCTGGGGTGCTTAGGCCTGCTTTCCACTCTTTCAGGTGGAAAGGAGTCAACGGCACGCCGCCGGTGACGAGATTCTTGGCAAACTCAAAGGTTCCATTGCTGGAAATCAATGATTTTGACAAGTTAATCTCTACGCCTAAGTACTTCACCAGTGAGAGGTACTCATTGGAAACTCGTTCGCTCAAAACATCATCACCCCAGAAGACGACATCGTCTCCTAGAAGTTGGTAGTTCATCCACCAACCAGTTGCCCCAGCACGCCTGGCGGCGCGTTGGACTAGGGCATGATGAGTCAGAGCGAATGCTGCCCAGGAAG